GCCACCCGCGGACAAGAGTCGAGGTCTGAGTTTTGGCGGCGAACGTTTTTTCGGAGCTCCAGGCGGTGTATGAGCAGGCGCAGCAGCGGTTGGAGGCGATCAAGGCGGAGTGGGATCGGCAGGGCGGGCCGCTCTTGTCTGAGGGGTCGATGGGGCAGTTGATCGAGCATCCGTTGGTGAAGCTGTTGCGGGAGACGGAGGTTGAGGTTATGCGGCTTGGGTCTGCGTTGGGGGCGAAGGGTCGGCGTGGTCCGGATGTCAAGGCGGTTGCGACGGCGAAGGTGGGCGAGTCGCCGCGGACGCCTCGGAAGTTGCGAGCCGCGAGTTGATGGCGAGCATCACGCCGGTCCGAAAGCTGGAGCAGATCGCGGAGGAGATGGAGGCGCTGGTCGGGGTCGCGGATGTCGAGTGTGCGCATTCTCGGGCGGATGACCTGCTCTTGGAGGCGCTCGACTGGATGAAGGTCTACGACGTCCAAGAGAGCGTCGCGCGGATCCGAACCGCCTTCCGGAATCTTGAGAAGTGGTACGCGTGAGGCGGATGGTCCTCTTGGCTGGCGTTGTCGTGGCTGCGGTGTGGGCGGTGTCGGCGTCGGCGGCATCGACGGGGTCGGATCATCACCGCAACATCCGCGTCTTCTATGACTATCAGCCGAAGGTGGAGGTCGACGTCGCGGTGTTGCCGTCGGATCGGTTCGTGTTATACAAGACGAATCCGAAGGCGGCCGACTCGACGTATGAGCTGGAAGTCGACCATGCGGATGGCACGAAGAGCGAGACGACGTTCCCGAGCACGTTCCGGTATCTCGTCGTGAGCCATGACTGCGCCTTGAGTTGTACGCCTCCATGAGCACGGTCGCTGCGGCGCCGTGGGCCGAATACGCGTTCGAGTCTGAGGCTGACCACTTCGCCTCGTTCTGCGAGGAACATCTCATCCAGAGCGTCGACGAGTGGGACGGGTTGCCGCTGGTCCTCGAGCCATTCCAGCGCCGGATGTTCGGCGAGGCGCTCGCCTACACGGAAGATGGTGACCTCTATTGGCGGTCGATCGTGATCATCATGCCGCGCAAGAATGGGAAAACCGCGCTGCTCGCCGCGTACGCCGTCTATCGCCTTTTGACCGAGGATGGGTCGCCGGAGATCCTCCTGAGCGCGTCATCCGACAAGCAGGCTGGTCGCCTCTACGACGCGACGGCGACGTTCATCCGCAAGAGCCCCGTCCTGTCCGAGTTGTGTCGGGTGCGGGACTATATCGGCGAGATCGCGCGGGAGGATGGCGGCGGGAAGATCATCCGCCTTTCGTCGGATCCGGGGAAACTGCATGGCTATAACCCGAGCCTGGTGATCTGTGATGAGCTCGCGCAGTGGACGACGCCGAGTCTTCGCCGAGCGTATGCGGCGTTGACGTCTGGTGGTGGGGCTCGGAAGGCGCCGCAGGTGTTCACGATCACGACGGCCGGCGAGGCTCGTGACAGGGAAGACTCGATCTTGGGGCGGATGATCGACCAGTCGGCGGAGCGTGGCCAGGTGGAGGAGGAGCCGGGGTTGAAGATCGCTCGGCTCCATTCAGCCAGGATGCTGGTCTATAACCATGAGGCGCCGACGACTGATCCGCATGACGTCGAGGCGATGAAGCTGGCGAATCCCGCGTCGTGGATCACAGAGGAGTATTTGGAGCGGCAGGCTGAGGATCCCGAGTTGACGGATGCCGAGGTGCTCCAGTTGCATGGATGTGTGTGGGCTGCGGGGCAGACGCATTGGTTGCCAGCCGACGCGTGGCGGTCATGCGAATCTGCATCGGGCTGGCCGGCGGATGGAAGCGAGGTCGTGCTCGGCTTCGACGGAAGCTATAACAACGATTCGACGGCCCTCGTCGGCTGCACCCTCGATGGCTACCTTTTCGTCGTCGACGCTTGGGAGCGTCCGGCGACGCGTGGCGAGTGGCGTGTCCCACGCCAGGACGTCGAACGGGCTGTCGACGCTGCGATGGCGCGGTGGAGTGTCCGCGAACTCGCTTGTGACCCGCCGGGGTGGCATCGGGAGGTCGACGACTGGTCGGATCGGTATGGGTCGCCGCCCGTCGTCATGTTCGAGACGAACAAGCGGGCGATGATGAGCGCCGCCTGTTCGAAGTTCTACACCGCAGTCACGAACGGCCAACTCTCGCATGATGGAGATCCTCGTCTCGCCCGTCACCTGGCGAACGCGGTCGTGAAGGAGACTCCCGACGGCGCCTACATCACGAAGGATGGTCGGAACTCGCCGCGGAAGATCGACCTCGCTGTCGCTGCCGTCGTCGCGTATGACCGTGCTGTGAGCGGAGACTCGGGTGGCGGCGCCGCGAGCTACGACTTCGACGAGTTAGAGCGTCTCGCCGCGGAACGAGGCTTGTTCGATTGAAGTGGGGGTGGATCCATCCTCCGCCAGCAGTGGCGGAGCCGCAGCATGCCCTCGTGACGGTGCTGCATGAAGGCGTCCCCGCTGGCGACGTCACCGTGGAGGGGTGGATCGTCGGCGAGAGGGCTGGTCATCTCTTGATGGACCGCGCCAGGATCGTGATGAGCGACAACACGACCAAGCCGGATCGTGCCAAACCAGGCGTCACGCTAGAGATTCCTCTCAACCGCGTCATCATGCGGCAACCCGTCGCCACGATGAGCGTTACGCAACTCGACGCGTTGGTCGGAGCGGCGGCGTGATCCTCCAAACGTCGGATGGCAACGAGCACGTCCAGACGCAGTCATCATGGATCGTCCAATCGCCGGGCTCGTGGGATCTCGGGATGCTGTCATCGCTCGGCGTCACCGAATGGTCTCGGAGTTGGGCGGGCGGCGACATCCCCCGAGCCGTCTACATCCCCGCCGTGGCGCGCGCTGTCAAGCTCGTGTCAGAAGCGATCGGGTCGATGGTGATGCGCACCTACACTGGCGACGCCCTCGAAAAGCAGCCCGTCTACGAATCGTCGCAAGCAGCGCTATTCCAGGATCCAGCTCCGAGCCTCGGCGGCGGCGACCAGGGGTATTCCTCTTTCGACTTCTGGGCGGACATCGCGGCGGCGGTGGAGACGTCGACGGCAGCGTTCGTGTGGAAGGTGACGGACCCGCGTGGCGAGGTGATCGAGTTGTGGCCGCTCGACCCCGGCTATTTCCAGATCAAGGGCCAACCCGATACTCGCCAAGTCGTCGGATATCACAATGGGAAACTCGTCGATGTCACCCAGAACGTGACCGTGATCCGGAGTTGGGCCGGCCACGCGTCGGCGGATGGATGGTCGACGCTCAACATGCATGACCAGACGTTCAAATGGGGGCGCCAGGCGGAGGAGTTCCGCGGCCGTTACTTCGATCGGGATGGGACGGTTGAGCAGGTGATCGAGAACGCGCCGGCGACGAAGGATGGGCGCGACGATCTCGCGCTGTCGTGGGTCGTGAATCGGCGGAAGTCGAATCTCGGGATGTTGTGGGGCGGCGCGACGTTGAAGGCGATGAATCCGACGTTGACGGATGCGCAGGCGGCGGAGCTCACGGTTGCGATAGCCCAGGACGTCGCTCGGGCGTTCGGGATCTATCCCGCGTTCCTCTTGTATGCCGATGCGTCTCCTGAACGGTTCCCGACGTTGGAGATGCCGCGCGGGATCTTCTATAGCTGGACGTTGTCGCCGCGGATGCGGCGTATCGAGCGGGCGTTCGCTGCTGACCGCGCGATCTTCCCCGATAAAGCGATGTATCCCCGTTTCGACGCGTCCGAGTTTCTCCGTGCCGACACGTCGACGCTGGCGACGATCGCGCACAACATGGTCCAGGACGGCTCGATGAACAAGGACGAGTCGCGTGCCCTCGTGATCGGGTTGCCGCCCTTGCCGGATGGCGCGGGGAAGGTCTACCAGGAGACGCCAGTCGGCGGCGCTCCGAACCAACCACCCGCGCCGCCGGCACCGATGAATGATCAGATGTCCCTTTTGGAGCGCGCCTTGTCGCAGAATGGAGGAAGACACGATGAGTGACGCCACCGCTCAGCGCGAGGCGTATCCCCAGATCCAGAAACTCGTGATGGAGAAGCCGTGGGCGGTGTTGCCGGGAACGCTCGAAGCGATCCGCGAACTCGTCTTGCTCCGCGCGTCGGGCGAACGATTCTCCGATGAGGAGATCATCGAACGGATCGGCGCGGGCCCGTCGCAGCGGAAACCCGTCCAAGCGGGAGCTGTCGCTGTCATCCCGATCTACGGGACGATCGTCCCGAAGGCTGACCTCATGTCGAAGATCAGCGGCGGAACGAGCGCGGCCGACATCAAGCTCGCCGTGTCGGATGCGATGCAGGATCCAGACGTCGGGTCGATCGTCTTCGACGTCGATTCGCCTGGCGGATTGACCGACCTCGTCCCGGAGACGGCGGCATATATCCGAGCGAATCGGGGTCGCAAGCCGATGCTTGCCGTGGCGAACACGATGATGGCGTCGGCGGCGTATTGGCTCGGAGCGCAGGCCGACGAGGTCGCCGTGTCTCCATCCTCGTTGACGGGGTCGATCGGAGTCTTCGCAGCTCACGACGACCTCTCCGCAGCGCAGGAACGCCTCGGCGTCAAGACGACGCTCATCTCGGCCGGGAAATACAAGACGGAAGCGAACCGCAACGCGCCTCTATCGGATGAGGCGCGCGCTCATATCCAGAGCCTCGTCGACTCGGCGTATGCGATGTTCACGAATGATGTCGCCGCCGGTCGTGGCGTGAAGGCGAAGGATGTCCGCGGAGGGTTCGGCGAAGGTCGGATCCTGCCTGCGCAGGCCGCGGTCGCTGAAGGGCTCGCTGACCGCGTCGCCACGTTGGAGCAGACGATCATGCGCGCTGCCGGCCTCGCAGCGCTTCCCAGCGGCACACAGGCACTCAAGAGCGAGACCATCGAGGTCCATCTCGACGGCCGCGAAGTCGCGCAAGCTGTGACGAAGACCGAATCCGGGGAGTCCGTCCGTGGCGGCTCCTCGCTCGTAGACGAGATCGATGCTGTGCTGTGCATGGCCGATGAGCTCGTCGCTAAAGGCCGCCCGTTGACGGCGGCGAAGCGGGAACGCCTCGTGCTGCTCGGTGAGCGGATCACGCGGCTCGTCTCGTTGGAACCCACGACCCCGAGCGACCTCGAAGCACGGGTCGCTGCGATGCGGCGCAGAATCCGCATCGCGCAGATCACCTAGCCACGGAAAGAGGAGTGATGGATCCCAAGCTGAAGGCCGCCATCGAGCGGAGAAACCAGGCGCTCGCCACGATGCAGAGCGCCGCCGACGCTCTCGACGCTCTGATCGGCGTCGACGACGCCGACGAGGACGCCGCGAAGAAGGCGCAGACCGACTTCGACGCCGCGTCGGCAGCGTTCACGAAGGCCGAATTCGACGTGTCTACCCTCGAGAAGATCGCTGAACAGAAGGCGCACATCCCGCGCGACCTCCCCAACGAGTCGACGATCGACTCGACCGGGCAGATCAAGGTGGGCAAGGAGGCGCTCACCTATCGCCCAGACGTCAAGGTCGGATTTTTCCGCGACCTGACCCGCGCCGCGACCGACCGCGAAGCGTTCGACCGGCTCGCCCGCAACAACCGCGAGTTCGACGACTACGCGAAGGAGAACCTCTCCGCGACGCGGATGCACGCCGCCGGCGTGAACCAGTCCGCAACGTCGGGCGGCGAGTTCGTGCCGCCCGTCTGGTACGTCGACCAGTACGCGCCGCTCCTGCGTGCCGGCCGACCGTTCCTGAACGCGCTCGGCACGTCGGATCTCCCGCCCGACACGAACAGCCTGAACTTCCCGAAGATCACGACCGGCTCGTCGGTCGCGGTGCAGACGGACGCTGGCGCCGTGTCGAACACCGACCTCGTCACGACTTCGGTGACGGCGCAGGTCCAGACGGAGGCTGGCCGCACGATCGCGTCGTACCAGTTCGTCGACCTCGGCCCGATCTCCGACCAGGTCATCATGCAGGACCTCACCTTCGCGTACAACACGGCGATCGACACGTCGGCGATCACCGGCAACGTCGCCAACGCGAAGGGCATCCTCAACGTCGCGTCAGTGAACACCGTGACGTACACGGACGCGACGCCGACGGGCGCCGAGTTCTACCTCCCGACGGCGCAGGGTGCCAGCCAGATCGCTAAGAACGCGTTCGTCGGTACCGACTTCGCGGTCACGCATCCGTCGATCTGGTACAACATCCTCGCCGGCCTCGACTCGCAGACCAGGCCGCTCTACCTCACCGTCGGCACCGGCGTGAACGTCGCCGGAGATGGATCGCTGACGGACAGCGGGAACGGAGTCGTCGGGAACATCGGCGGCATCCCCGTCTGCATCGATGCGAACATGCCGACGAACCTCGGCGGCGGCACGAACGAGTCTCGGCTCGTGCTGCTCAACCGCCGCGGTTTCGACTTCTGGGAGAGCGCGCCGCGCTTCAAGGTCGCTGACCAGACCAGCATTGCGAACCTCCAGTACCAGTTCGTGATGTACGGCTACTACGCCACCACGAGCCGCCAGGCGAAGATGATCTCGATCGTCTCCGGTACCGGCCTGATCCCGGTGAGCGGCTTCTAATCCACCCACTAGTTGGGGGCAGGTTTTGGCCTGCCCCCAACAACCCCTCTGAGGAGGAGGACAATGGCGAAACAGGACTTCCCCGCGTGGTTCGATGATGAGGAGCAATGGAAGGCGCACCTCTCGGCGCTTGAGAACGAACTCACTCTGCTCCGAGCCCGCGGCAACGATCGGTCGAAAGAGGTTGAGGAGCAGATCAAGCTGAACGGCGGCTCCGTCCCAGCGAAGACGCGCGCCAGGGCCGCGTCGACCGGGGAATAGTCGAGATGCCGCACCCCGAACAGATCGATCCAAACACTGGCCTCTGGAACGGTGGGCGGCTCTACCGCGAAAACGTGCCAGGACGGTCGGGAACGTTCTCAGACCAGGCCGCGGCGCTCGTCACGCAGGTCATGACCAGCGTCGGCGTGCCGCTCTACCCAGGAGACCGCGTCACGAACATCACGTTCATGGTCGGAGCGACCGCCGGCGCGACGATGACGAACCAGTGGGCGGCGCTCTACACGCCCGGTGGTGTCCTCATGAGCCAGTCGACGGACGGAACCTCCGCGGCGATCGCAGCGAACACGCCGCTGACCTATGCCCTCTCCACAAACGGTGGTTCTCAGCTCATCACCGCAGAAGGCATCTACTACGCCGCGCTCATGGTCAAGGCGACGACGGTTCCGAGCTTGATGTGCCAGAGCTCCGGCACGCTGAACATGGCGGACGTGGTCCTGACCGGACAGGTGATCAGAGCCCAAACCAGCGGCTCGGCGTTGACGGCGACAGCACCAGGAACGATCGCGTCGCCTACGACTGCGTTCCGCGTCCCCTACGTGGTGCTTAGTTAGATGGCGTGGCGCGTCGTGCTCGAACCGCAGGACGGTTCCCAACCTTCCGTCCTCGACGTGCGACGGAACATGCGTGACGCGCTCTCGATGGCGAAAGACATCGCCAAACTCCACCGCTACGCCGGCGAGCACCGCCCCAAAGTCCACGTCGTCCGCACCGAATCCAGCGACCAACTCCAAACCTACGCTCACGGCACCAAAGCAACCCGTGAACAGCCCGAACTCGCCGCGGCCGGACAGGACGTCGTGATCCTCGCTCCGACCGCGACATTGCACGCGAATGCTCCATCCCCGACGCCGAGGAGGCGCCCATCATGGAACCCGACGCCAACGGCACCGGGGACGTCACCATCAATCCTGGTCCCGCCGGTGCTCAAGCCACGGCACTAGAACCGAACGTGGATGAATCTCCGCCCCAGTTCATCCTCTACATGCACCAGGGACGCCCCGTCATCTATCAGCGCTTCGAAGAGGAGGGCTGACCAGTGGCTGTGACCCACCTCTGGTATGGCCTCAGCTTCGTGACGATGTCGAACAAAGAGGCCGACTGGGACACCGACTCTGTCAAGACGATGCTGACGACCGTGACCTACGTCCCGAACCAGGACACCGACAAATACAAGTCGAATGTCACGAATGAGGTGTCCGGCACGAACTACACCGCGACCGGCACCGCGATCTCTCCTCTCACCAGCGCCTATGTCGGAGGCACGAACACGTGGAACCTCGACGGCGCCGACGCGACATGGACGACCGCCTCGTTCACGTGTCGGATCGGCGTGACGTATGACGCGACGCCCGGCACCGACGCGACTAGGCCACTTCTCAGCTACGTCGACATGGGTGGAGACCAGACCGTGTCATCCGCGAACTTCACCATCCAGTGGGCGGCGGGTGGGATCGTCCAGGTGGTCGTCTCATGAGCCTGAATCGTTGGGTAGAAGCGATCCAATTCGAGACGCAGGCCGGGACTGCGGTCGCGAACACGACGACGGAGACTCTGCTCGCCCCGAACCTCGTCCTCCCGGCCAGGTACCTCCGGTTGACGCGGTGTCTCAGGATCCGCGCGTGGGGCCAGTTCTCGACGACGGTAACTCCGACGTTGACGTTTAAGGTACATCTCGGGTCGGCGGGGACGAACGCGGATGGTGTCGTATGTGCCTCTTCGGCGATCACGAGTGCGTCGGGTGCGTCGAACCTGATCTGGCGGCTCGAAGTCGATATCGCGGTCCGCGCGGAGACTCTCGGAGCGACGTCGGCGAACGTGATGGGAATCGGCGAGCTCACCGTGACGGATGCGGCGACGAACACGAAGGTCGGCCAGATGGTGCCCGCGTCGGCGCCCGCCGTGTCGGCTGGCTACAACACGGAGGTCGTCCAGAACCTCGGTACCTACCTGACGTGGTCGGCGGCTTCGGCGTCGAATACGTTGACGACGCATCTTTACACGGTGGAGAGCCTCTCCTGAGTGGCGATCGGCACTCCATACTCGGCGGCTGCGACCGTCACGAGTACCGCGACTTCGTCGAGCGACACGATCACGACGAACGCGAACGTTCCGCAGGGCGACACGTTGTTTATCTTCTGCTCGACTCGTCTCGCCGGCGACACGACCATCACATCGGTTACGGGAGGGTCGGCGCTTCTGCGGCCCGACTATGGGATGCGGTTCTGGTCGGGCGGCTTCAACGGTCAGGCGTCGATTATCCGCATCTACGCCGTCGATGCGCAGATCGCGTCGGGTACGACGTTCACGATCAACTACAACAACTCGCCGACGCGGCACCAACTCTCCGCGTTCGGAGTGTCGGGTGTCGCGAACGAGACTCCGCAGACGAATCGGTATACGGGCTTCGGCTTCGGCGGCGG